GTCACACACTACTCTACGCGCACAGGGAATATGGGCAACCCACTACGCAATGAGTTCCTTGATCTGTATGCTGACTCCTTTACGAAAGAGGATTGGGTGTACTTCTTGGATGATGACAATACCTTGCATCCAAAGTTCCTTACGGAATGGAACAACCTAAACTCCCTTGACTGTTCTATTGTAACGTGGGGACAGGAGGGTAGGCTACGCCCTACCGACCAACCAAGAGTCGGCAACATAGATACCGCCTGCTATATGTTCAAACCCCACGACCTGCCCAACCTACGCTTTGAGATGGCCTATGAGGCCGATGGCACCTTTGCTCAAGCAGCATCCGAACAAGGAACACTTATCTGTGTAGAGCAGTACCTTTGTTATTATAACGCATTACGATGAAAGTATCAAAAGACATAGACGGGTGGTTCAACCACCAAGCAGCATACGATTACCTACTTGCCAATGTGCCCGAAGACGGCACGTTCGTAGAGTTGGGTGCTTGGCTCGGTAAGTCATCGGCCTACTTATGCGACAAAGCAACATCCCAAAACATCACAATCATTGATTCTTGGAAAGGCTCACCAAACGAACTAACCACCACCCATAAGCTCGCAACAGAGGTAGACATCTACAAGTTGTTTGTGGAGAATATGGGAGACCGCAAGTACAAGGCCATCAAAGCAACATCTAAAACAGCATCAAAGAAGTTTGCAAACGAATCCCTTGACGTGGTATTTATAGACCTAACCCATACCTATGAGGCGGTAAAGGAAGACATCAAGCTATGGCTACCCAAAGTTAAGAAGGGAGGCTACATCGCGGGAGATGACTACCACGAGAATTGGAAGGGAGTAATCCAAGCGGTAGATGAACTGCTGCCACACGCCACGTTCATTGATGACTGTTGGATTTACCAAAGATGAAGAACCACACCAAAGTATATCTGAAGGCATTTGGCTACGATACAAACTCGTGGATAGCCTGCGAAGTATGTGGAGGTACTGCGGTTGACATCCACCACATAGAATCTCGTGGGATGGGCGGAAGCAAAATTGCTGATACCATAGATAACCTGATGGCCTTGTGCCGAGCCTGCCACGTTGCTTATGGTGACATCAAGGAATGGAAGGAACGATTGCAAGCAACACACGATCACCACCTATCTAAAAGGGTTATTTAGACATAAACCGAAAATAACGGAATTGAACGGATATGAAAGATGACAAAGGAAGGTTCATCGCAGGCAACACAGGCCGCCCTGCGGGAACACCAAACAAGACCACGAACAAAATCAGAGAGGCATTCCAAAACCTCATAGAAGCCAACCTTGAGAATATGACTATATGGTTAACTCAAGTTGCAGCAGATGACCCGAAGGGCGCACTTGACCTCTTGAACAAGATGGCAGAGTACACGACCCCTAAACTCGCAAGGGTGGAGAACTCACACGAGGTATCGGATGAGTTAACCAAAATCAAAGTAGAGATTGTCCGAGCTAAACATCAAGAGTAGCGAACTCTTTGAGAAGAACTACACCGCCCCAACTCGGATTGTAGTCAATCAAGGCGGTATTGGCGGAGCGCAACAAAACAAAACATAGTAGTTATTTAGGTATGGAAGAATGGAGAAGCATACCTAATTACGAAGGATACTACGAGGTATCAAATCTTGGCAGGGTTCGCTCGTTAGAGCGACTTGTGCCCCACGCTCGGCACGGCCTCACAAAGCAACAAAGCAAGATTCTACGAGCTGCAATCACAGATGGATATTACAAGGTAGCTTTATCTATGGATAGGCGCTTGCGTTCGTTTCGTGTTCACCGATTAGTCGCGCAGGCGTTTATTGATAACTTAAGTAAATTGCCCGAAGTAAATCATATGGATGGCAATAAGCTTAACAATAAAGCATCAAACCTTGAGTGGTGTACTCACGCGCAAAACATTCAGCATGCTTTTGACAATGGTCTTGCAGTTGCCTTACGTGGTGCTACAAACGGAAATTCAAAATTGACCACAGAAAGTGTTTTGGCTATCCGTTCGGAGTATGACTATGGCAAGGTCACTTTGATGCAATTGGCGTGTAAGTATGGATGCTCAAAGCGTAATGTTCTTGACATCGTTCACAAAAGAATTTGGAAGCATATATGAGCGTGCTTCAGATTAAGGTCGGCCCCGTATTTGAAAAGAATTGGGATTCCAACACACGCATCACCGTTAATCAAGGCGGAAGCCGTAGTTCGAAAACCTATTCAATTCTCCAACTGCTCGTAGTTCTTGCAATGCAGGATCGGGGCAAGGTGTACTCTATTGTGCGCAAGTCCCTGCCGTCTCTGAAGATGACTGCCTATCGTGACTTCTTTGAGATTCTAAATGCCAACGGTCTGTACGATGAGGCACGGCACAACAAGAGCGACTACACCTATGAGCTGAATGGCAATCTCTTTGAGTTTATCAGCCTTGACCAACCGCAAAAGAAACGGGGAGCAAGACGTGACTACCTATTCTGCAACGAGGCAAACGAACTGACTTGGGAGGACTTCTTTCAGTTGTTGATTCGTACCACAGGCAAGATATGGGTTGACTACAACCCCTCTGATGCATTCCATTGGATATACGACAAGCTGCTTACAAGGGATGACGTAACGTATATACAAAGTACTTACCTCGATAACCCGTTCTTGGATGCCTCAATCGTGGAGGAGATAGAGAGGCTGCAACATACGGACAATGACTATTGGAGAATCTATGGATTAGGAGAACGTGGTATGAGCAGAGCCACCATCTTCCAATACGGGCAAGCAGAGATACCAACGGATGCCACGCTCCTATGTCACGGGATGGACTTCGGGTACACCAACGACCCAACCGCACTTGTAGCGGTGTACAAGTCGGGGGATAACCTGTATGTGGATGAATTGATTTACCGCACAGGTATGACCAACCCCGACATCAGCAACGTACTGAAGTCCCTAAACCTTGACAGACGTACGGAGATATATGCTGACTCTGCTGAACCCAAATCTATTGAGGAGCTGCATCGTATGGGATGGAATGTGAAACCTACGCAGAAGGGCGCAGATAGCATCATAGTGGGCATTGACGTACTGAAGCGGCACAAGCTATTTGTAACACCACGAAGCAGCAACCTAATCAAAGAATTGCAGAACTACAAGTGGACAGAAGACAAGAATGGCAACCTACTCAATAAGCCAATCGATGCCTTCAATAATTTACTTGATGCGCTGCGCTATGCCACCTACAACAAACTCAGCCGCCCTAACTTTGGAAGGTATGCCATACGCTAAAACTTAAAGGTTATTTTAATAATGGAACTGAAGGTAACTGTACCCACCTCCCTGTCGGAAATCACGCTTGACCAATACCAACACTTTGCGAGGTTGGAGGGCGATGATGAGTTCTTGACCCATAAGATGATTGAGATCTTCTGCGGGGTTCCCCTTGCGTCGCTTCCGAACGTACGCATCAAAGACGTAAGCCACATCAGCAATCACATTACTGCGATGATTAACGAAAAGCCCAAGCTTACGCCAACCTTCACGATGGGTGGCAAGCGGTACGGGTTTATCCCCGAGCTTGACAATATCACCTACGGTGAGTTCGTTGACCTTGACGGCTACCTGCAAGACGTGCAAGACCTTCATAAGGCGATGGCAGTATTGTACCGCCCGATTACAAATGAGGTGGGCAATCGGTATTTAATAGAGCCATACGAGGGATCGAGTAAATACTCGGAGCAGATGAAGCAAGCCCCGATGGATGTCACGATGGGAGCCACGCTTTTTTTTTGGCGTTTAGGGAACGAATTGTTACAGGCTATGCTAACCTCTTTGGAGAATCAGAGTCAGAAAACGAATACTCAAGACAATCCCAATTCGCTAAGCAATGGGGTTGGTATGCAACAATCTATCAGCTTGCTAAAGGAGATATTAGGGAGTTTGGAGCAATTACAAGACTTCAGCTCCACGAGTGCCTACACTTCCTCACGTTCGAAAAGCAAAAGCAAGAAGTTGAAAACGACCTAATAAAAAAGTCAATAAAATGAGACAGTTCTACGACATCACCACAAAGCTAAAAGATACCCTTGAGGCCAATAGCCAAGTCAATGTGGTAACGACAGGCGATATATTCGACATAGACCTAAACAAGCAGACCATCTTCCCCCTGTCGCACATCATTGTGAACCAAGCAACATTCGAAGGACAGATAGTACGGATGAATGTAAGCATCGTGTGTATGGACTTGGTGGATGAAACCAAAGAGAACCCACGCTTGCAGGCGGAGCCGTTCTACGGGGTTAGCAACGAACAGAATATCTTGAACACGCAGCTTGCGGTAATCAACGATGTGGTGACGGAACTTCGCAGGGGTACTCTGTACACCGACCTTTATCAGTTGGATGGTACTGCCTCTTGCGTTCCCTTCAGCGAGAGGTTTGAGAACCTGCTT